ACTCAGTTCACCTGCAGGTGAGATAATTATCGGTGTCACTGAACTAACTTATACACAATTTGCTAGCACACAGGTTTACAGTGCAGGTGATGGTTTAGCACTCACAGGTACAACATTCAGTGTAAACGTAGACGACAGCACACTGGAAATCAATGCTGATACACTGCGTATTAAAGCAAGTGCGCCACTTACAACTCCAGACATTGGTGCGGCAACCGGTAGTAGTTTAGATCTTGGGTCGGGTGCTTTAGAAGCAGGCACAGTCACAGCGAACACTAGCATAACAAGTACTGGCAATATTACAAGCACCACTGGTAACATTGAAGTTACAAGTGGTTACTTCATTGGTGACGGTAGTCAACTAACTGGCATTGGAGATGCGGCAGCTATTGCAAACGGTACCAGTGAGATGCGTGTCATTGCAAGTGGCGGTAACATTCGCGGTAACATTGGCGGTAGCACAGTATCATTATTAAGCAGTGGTGGATTAGACATAACTGGTGCCTTTACTGCAACAGGAAATGCGAGTGCAGGAAACCTAAGTGCAACTGGCACTGTTACTGGTGCAACTTTAGCAGTTACAGGCCAATACAATCTTCCAACAGCAGACGGTACAAACGGTTTCGTTCTTGCTACCAATGGTGCTGGTACTGTTGCATTCACTGATCCTACAACTGTAAGTGGATTGCAAGGTACTACCGGTGCGCAAGGCACAACAGGCGCTCAAGGTACACAAGGTATCCAGGGTACAACCGGGGCTCAAGGCACAACAGGTACCCAGGGTGCTACTGGCGCACAAGGCACAACAGGCGCTCAAGGCACACAAGGAATACAAGGCATAACTGGTGCTCAAGGAACTACAGGTACACAAGGCACAACTGGAGCACAAGGTACTGTTGGTACTCAAGGCACAACCGGAGCACAAGGTACTGTTGGTACTCAAGGTGCTACTGGCGCACAAGGAACACAAGGAATACAAGGTGTAACAGGCGCTCAAGGAACTACAGGTACACAAGGCACAACAGGTGCCCAAGGCACACAAGGCATTCAAGGTGTAACCGGTGCCCAAGGTACAACAGGTACACAAGGCACAACTGGCGCTCAAGGCACACAGGGCATCCAAGGCGTACAAGGATCTCAAGGTGACAGAAGTGGTTTAGGATATACTTTTGACACAACAACAACCATGGCAGACCCAGGTGCTGGTAAGTTTAGATTAAACAATGCAACATTTGGTTCTATTACTGCAATGGCTATTGATGCCACCACAAGAGAAGGTGCAGATGTTTCTGATTACATAGCTACATGGGACGATTCATCTACTACCAGTGATCGTGGACAGATCACCATTCAAAGTAATACAAACAGTGATACAACTTATGCAATATTAAGCGTTGATGGAGCAGTTACTGACAACACAGGATGGTTACAAGTTGCAGTATCACCAGTATCAGGTGCTATTCCGAGCAATACTGAAGATTGTGTTATTACTTTTGCTAGGACCGGAGCACAAGGCACACAAGGCATACAGGGTACTACTGGCGCTCAAGGCACACAAGGCATACAGGGTACAACTGGCGCTCAAGGCACACAAGGCACAACAGGTACACAGGGTACTACTGGCGCTCAAGGTACACAAGGCATCCAAGGCGTAACAGGAGCCCAGGGAACAACAGGTACACAAGGTACAACTGGAGCACAAGGCACACAAGGAATTCAAGGTGTCACTGGAGCACAAGGTACTACAGGTGCCCAAGGAATTCAAGGCGTAACAGGTGCCCAAGGCACTACAGGTACACAAGGCACAACAGGTGCCCAAGGAACACAGGGCATTCAAGGTGTAACAGGTGCTCAAGGCACACAAGGCATCCAAGGCATCCAGGGTATCCAAGGTGTACAAGGTACAACTGGTACACAAGGTGCCGAAGGTAACTTTGGTGGTGCTACATTTGAATATGATTTTGATACTAATACATCAAATAGTGACCCAGGACCTGGAGAACTCAAGTTTAACAATGCCACAATCAGTTCAGCAACTGCAATGTACATTGACGACACTGATCAAAGTGGTACCGACATACAAAGTTTCTTACGCACAATTGATGATTCTACAAGTACAATTAAAGGTCACTTCCGTGTAAGCAACAAGTTAGACGCAACTGACTATGCTATTTTTACAATCAGTGCGGCAACTGAGCTAACAGGATACTTTAACGTATCATGTAGTTATGTTAGCGGACCAGCAACATCATTTAGTGCTGGTGAAGAATTAATTATTACATTTGCTAGAACTGGTGACAAAGGTGATACGGGTAGTCAAGGCACAACTGGCACACAAGGCACCACAGGCACACAAGGTGCAACAGGAGCACAAGGTACTACAGGTACACAGGGCATCCAAGGTATTACAGGAGCACAAGGTACAACTGGTACTCAAGGAACTACAGGTACACAAGGTGCAACAGGCACACAAGGAACTACTGGTACTCAAGGCATTCAAGGCGTAACAGGTGCCCAAGGTACTACAGGTACACAGGGTGCTACTGGCGCCCAAGGAACACAAGGCATCCAAGGCGTAACAGGTGCTCAAGGAACTACAGGCACACAAGGTGCAACAGGCACACAAGGTGCAACAGGTACACAAGGTACTACAGGTACACAAGGCATCCAAGGTATTACAGGCGCCCAAGGTACAACAGGAGCACAAGGTACAACAGGTACACAGGGTGCAACAGGCACACAAGGTGCAACTGGTGCCCAAGGCACAACAGGTGCTCAAGGTACTCAAGGTGTAACAGGAGCACAAGGTACAACTGGTACTCAAGGAACTACAGGCACACAAGGTACAACTGGTTCTCAAGGAACTACTGGTACTCAGGGTACAACTGGTACACAAGGTATCCAAGGTATTGCTGGCCCTAGTACCAGTATTAATGCCACTAACGATACCACAACAGTTGCAAACTTTGAAATTGTATTCATTTCACAACCAGGCACAGCACAAACTGCTAAAGCAAGTACAAACTTCTACTATCGTCCAAGTACAGATACTTTAACGGTTGGTAACACCACTACTTTAGCAAGTTCTGCAAAATATGCTGACTTAGCGGAAAGATATGTTGGTGATGCTGACTACGAGCCAGGCACTGTTGTTGTGTTTGGAGGCGAAAATGAAATTACTGAAAGTACAACTGCAAACGATACTAAAGTTGCTGGGGTAGTTTCAACAGATCCTGCATTCCTAATGAATTGTGAACTTGATGACTTACATTCTACTGCTATTGCACTAACAGGACGGGTGCCATGTAAAGTGGTAGGACCTGTTGCTAAAGGTGACATCCTTGTAAGCTCAGACATTCCAGGGCATGCAATGGTAAACAATAACCCAGCACCAGGAACACTGGTTGGTAAGAGTCTAGAAGACAAAGACACCGACGAGCCAGGCTACATCGAAGTAGTAATTGGTAGGACATAAATTTCATTGACTAGAACGTGATGTGTTATATACTATGTTGTATAACACATCAGGTACTAAATGGAAAATTTTGTAAAATACGCTATTGAAAATGGAGGAAGTATCCATCCTCTAATTATCCCTTCAGAAGAACACAACGGACTAGGACTAATGAACCCTAGCGTGTACAACCACAATGGAAAAATTATGGTGATTCTCCGCAGTGTAAACTATACTTTTTATCACAGTGAGAAGAAACTGTTTCAACATCCATGGGGACCATTAACATATATTCATCCTGAAAACGATATTCATCTTCGTACCTGGAACTACTACATTGAGCTCAACGAACACCTTGAAATATCGCGCTGGAACAAGATTGATACAAGTAAATTTGACACATATGAACCACTTTGGGATTTCGTTGGGCTTGAAGATGCAAGATTAGTAAACTGGGATGGAGATTTTTGGATTACAGGTGTGCGAAGAGATACAACCCCGCACGGCGAAGGACGTATGGAGTTAAGTAAAATTGATATACAAGAAACACAAGTTGTTGAAACTGAAAGGTACAGAATTCCCTTGCCAGAAGGACATCCTGATAGTTATTGCGAAAAAAATTGGATGCCTTTACTTGACAAACCTTTTCACTTTGTAAAATGGAGCAATCCTGGAGAGTGCGTAAGATACTGTATCAATGACAACAAAACTTATTATGTTAGTAGAAGTGAGTTAGAGCAACCGTTGACTGCTGCTCCACGTGGAGGATCACAGGTTATGACTGTGGATGACGGGTATTTTGCACTGATACATACTGTAAATTTGTTTAAAAGTGATGTTGGACGCAAGGATGCAATCTATAGACATCAGTTTTTAAAGTGGGACAATGACTTTAATCTTGTGAATGTAAGCAAAGACTTTAGTATCATGAATGGACATGTTGAATTTAGTGTTGGCATGTGTGACTACAGCGAATCTGATATGCTTATTACTTTTGGATGGCAAGACAATGCATCTTATATTCTAAGAATAAGCAAACAAGCAATACAAAACTTTTTAGTAGGAAACTATGAACCTGAGCGATACCTATAAAGAAAATGATCTACTAGATCTATTGTATCCTTATATTGAAGATCCCAACGATCCAGAACGTAATTGGGCGTTAGCAGTATATTATCACGGTATAGGACAGACTGCAAGTGCAGTAAGTTTTTATATCAGATGTGCAGAAAGAACAGATGATCGTTTGCTAAAGTATGAATGTTTAGTACGAGCAAGCATGTGTTTTGAAAGTCAAGGCAGCCGGGGATTAAGCACTTGGGGTATGCTAAAGCATGCAATAGCATTGTTTCCTACCCGTCCTGAAGCTTATTTAAAACTTAGTAAGCATATTGAAGCCACCGGCGATGAACCAGGAAAATGGTTTGACGGCTACATGCTTATGTGTCAAGCCTTAGAAGTTTGTGATTTTGATGGTCCAACTCTAAGAACAGATGTAGATTTTCCAGGCAAATATGCGGTTGTTTTTCAACAAGCACATTGTGCCTGGTGGTGCGGATTATGTGAAGATGCTAAAAACATTTTCCGAGATTTATTAGATAACTATGATTTAGATGATCATTATCGTAAGGTTACAATCGACAACTATGAGAGAATTGCAGGAATGAGCGGTAACAGATGGCAGGAGTTCAATTGGGGGCCAGCAGCACAAAATGAATGGTTTAAGGAGATTGTGGAAAGAGAAGTTTTCCACAATAATGTGTATCAAAAATTCGTAGACGTAAAACCCGGAGATGTAGTTGTTGATATGGGTGCAAGTTGCGGCCCATTCACCTATCGCATTAAGGATCAAAATCCTAGTCGAGTATACTGTTTTGAGCCTCATTTGCCTTTGTATGACACTCTTAAGAAGAATACTTCATACCCTGGAGTTTTTCATATTAACAAAGCAATAGGCGATAAGAATGGTATTGAAATACAAAGAGGTCTGTTTAACGAAAATTTTGTAGAAACACAAGAAGAAGCAAACGCAAAGCCAGTGCGAACTATGCGTTGGGATTCTTTTGTGGAAGACAATAACATTAAACGCATCAACTTCTTTAAAATTGATTGCGAAGGCGGAGAATACAGCGTCTTTAATGACGAAAACATGCAGTGGGTCAAAGACAATGTAGATTACATTGTAGGCGAGTGGCATTTAACCGATCCTAACCTTGAAGCAAAGTTTAGACACTTCCGTGATACATATCTTAAGGAGTTCCCAAATCACGAAGTGTACAGTTTTGACGAAGTTGATATTAAGCATGATTTGTGGACTGATTGGTTTATAGACTACTACAGAACCATTACAATTTATATTGATAACAGAAAAACTACTCCAAATCAGCAACACGTAGAAAAGTTTGTTGACGCTAAAGGACTGAGTGCTCCAGAAGCACCTGCTGTGATTGCTACAGATTACACAGCAGAACCATGGAAGGCAAGTATTGCTCCTACGATGGAAATTACCACAATCATTCCAGAAAAAGGTTGTGTAGTTGATTGTGTGTTTTGTCCACAACGTACACTCACAAAAGTTTACACTGGTGAGCGTAGGATGAGTCTTGACGATTATAAGCGAGCAGTAGACAAAATACCACAGGATGTGCGTATTACCTTTGCAGGTTTTGTTGAGCCCTGGATGCACAGTGAGTGTACAGAAATGGTACTGTATGCACATGATACAGGACACCCTGTGAGTATCTTTACAACTGGCGTTGGCATGAGCATTGAGGACATTGAGCGCATCAAGCACATTCCATTTGCGGGTGCTCCAAACGGTAACTTTACCTTACACTTGCCTGATCAAGAACGCAAAGCAAAACATCCTATTACTAAAAAGTATGTTGAGTTCATTGAACACATGGGCAAGATACAGCACGAAATACAAAACTTTACCACAATGGTAATGGCTGGAGATGTTCACGAAGATGTACGTCATGTGTTTCCTAGTGCTCCTAGTTACAACATGTGGAGTAGAGCAGGAAACTTAATCGGCGAAACCATACTGAAACCAGAACTGCTTAACAACAAGTTTAACAGTGTGTTCCATGGTGATGTTACAATGACATGTGGCTGTGATGAAAGATTGTATCACAATATATTGTTACCTAACGGAGATGTAAGTTTGTGTTGTATGGACTACGGACTTGCTGAAATAACAGGAAACTTGTACGAACAAGACTATGTTGACGTTGTACCTAAGCCATACAGTGTGTTTGATCTTTGTAAATACTGTGAGAACGCTGTGCGTTTAGATCACCCATTTATTCAAAAGGAACGTGAAGAGTACGGAGTATGATACAAAGCCTACGTTTTGCACCAAACTACGAAAAGAAAAACAAACGTGCTATTGTTGTGGACAACTTTTATTATGATCCCATGGCTGTACGTGAGTATGCACTACAGCAGGAGTTTGTAGAAAACGAATACTACATCGGCAGACGCACCACTGAGCAGTTTTTGTTTCCTGGAATCAAAGAAGCCTTCCAAGAAATACTTGGATCGCCAATTATAAAATGGGAAGAGTATGGTATGAATGGTAGATTTCAGTGGAACAAAGCCGGCGATCCACTGGTTTGGCACAATGACCTACAGCGATGGGCTGGTATGATTTATCTATCACCCGATGCTCCTCCTGAGTGCGGGACAGGAACATATCGTCATAAGAAAAGCAAAGTATATCACAAAAGCGATCCTAATATAATGGATGCATTCGATCAAAATTGTTTTATAGATGGAACACCTTATGAACAAATGGATGTGTACGCAAATGTGTTCAACAGACTAGTGCTTTTTGATGGCGGGCAAATACACGCGGCTCAAGGTTACTTTGGATACAATGCTGAAAACGCAAGACTATGGCACATGTTCTTCTTTGATGCTGCTGATTAGATATTGTTCTGAACTGTCTGTATTTTATTCATTACTTCATCAAATTTTACTGTGCTATAAAGTCCAGGGTGTAAAGGCTTTGGCCATATGCCACTTTTGATCCAGCAATAACCGTCATGTTCTTCATTTAAATTTGGCGTGAATTCATCTGCAACTACACAAAAAAATGTATGATAACAGAATTTGTTATCAGGACTTGTGTATTTTTCTATAGGTACGAGTTTTATATATTCAGGAAAGTAGCCAAGCTCTTCGTTGCATTCTCTGTGTATGGTATCATACAATGTTTCTGATGATTCAGATTTGCCGCCGGCTAATCCCCATGTATTTGGATTCTTTTTATCGTTACGAAGTAGGTAAAGATATCTATCTGTTTTAACGCTGTAAAACCAAACTCCTACAGCGTCGATCATGGAACAAAACTCCATTCACCGCCAACATATACACCATCAATGCTCTTTAACCACTCGCCTCCAGACCAACGATACTGTAAACCAGTGGTTGTGTTTGTAACATACTGTGTGTCACTTAGATTACTACTATCAAAAACAACATTCCACCGTTGCCCATCATATTCTACAATATCATTTGCTTTTGCAACCAATGGAGTTCCTGTTGGTCCATCTACACCTCGCCATGCTTCAGCATTTCCATCATCAACTGTACCGGTTGCTTCAATAAACAAATATCTTTGTCCGGAAGCAGCCGCTGGTAATCCAGCACCAGGCCCTTTTCTCAATGGGTCTACAATAGCAGTAATTGCACCAAGTGTATTTGTTGGGATAGTATCTGCGTCTACAGTAAACAGCAAAAATCTATCATCGCTTGGATGGTATGCCACGGTGCCTATAATTTCAGAGTCATCAAACTGATTAGTTAACCTAATCTGACTAATACCATTGCGTAATTCACCATATGAATCAATAACAGTGTGCCACAGCAAGTTGCTTGATGGTTGTGTAGGTACATCAACACCGTCAAGTCCAGGTACAACAGCAGATGGTTTAAGCACCTGAAGTTGGTTACCTAGCAACAAAACGTTGTAATCAAATGGAGTAAATTTTTGTCTTGTACCTAGTAGAAGATCGTTGTCGTATATCGCATTGTTATAGTCGCCTTGAGCATCAAACACACTAGCAACAATTTTTTGTACCACGCCAAGTTTCTTAACTTTTGCAGGAGGTGATATCCAAATTGGCATTCTGAAAACCAGTGTTGCTATGTCAATAGAATCGTCTGTACCCATTGGGATTGTTCTTGACGACCAATTTGTACGACGTAGTTCAATGTAACTTAAACTTGTCCAATCTAAAAAGTTGTCTGTGCTTTGCAGTTCAAGACTAGGATTAAACAATGTCAAAATTTGTTCTAGCAGTTGAAGTTTTTGATTTGTGTTACTAGTCCAAATGTCGCAAGTGACTTCTAAATCATAAGGCACTGGCATTAAACGCTCGATTGTGAATGCATTTCCTTGTGTTGTTTCATAACTTTCAGTTACAGGATCCCAAACTCGTTGTCTAACACTGGTTTTATTAACAAAGGTTGGATCTTGTATTCTTGCTCGAGCATATTCAAGTTGTGTTACATAAAATGTAATCAACGGTGTGCTTGGCAAACTGTTAGCACTGTTGTTTTGCAACACAGTTTGTGCTTGTCGAGTACTGTCACCGTAACGTACAGGCACACCATATAGTGTCTTTGTGCCTTCTGCATCACGACCATATTCTACCTGAAACCCAGAAAATACTCTTGTAAATTGAAGTAAGAATCTTCGTATCTGATCATCATAGAAAAACTGTTGAGTCATTAATTATCTGCCTCTGGTTTAAGCAACTTACTCAAGGCTTGACGTTCAGGTATATTGCCTCTATCCTCTGTTGCAGTTTCGTTTGTGTTATTAACAAACAAACTACGTTGTGTTTGGTCAGCTGGTCCGTGTGTAAGATCAGTTCTAACATCGTCTTCAATTTTCACCCAACGTCCTCCATTGAATCTAAACAAGCGATTTGGGAAGTAGTCTAAACGCAATGCAAAATCTCCTTCTGCTGGATTTGATGGGAAACTAACACCTGGTGTAACATTTAAACCATTGGGTGCTATTCCATCTCCAGTTAAGTAACCAACTGTGTATCCATTTGCTCGTGGACTAACTGGTTGTTGATCTACATCAATATTTGTTGTATCAACTGTGATGTCAGTTTGACTTGCATCATAACCTGCAGGATCTGCTGGTGTGCCATCCTCGTTGGTTGGTTGAATGTAGAATTTTTGTGTGTTGTAACCACTTTCAGGAACTTCAAACTCTGCTTGTGTAATAATTGCATCGTTAAGTTCTCTATCTTTGGTAACTGTGCCAAATGTTGCTAGCTCGCTAAGTGGAGTATACACACTCCAGTAGGTTGTATTTGTAATTTCAGTGCCCACTGGCACGTCAATAAGAGCTTGATAGTAAGTAGCACCATCTAGCACAATGCTATTCTTGGGATAGAAGTTACCATTATCCCATATATTATCCGTTGCAAATGGCTTGTTAAGAATGTCATTGTATTCTTGAGCACCTACTAAAGGAGTTGCTTTTACACGCCATAGATGAGGTAACCAAGTTTGACTGAATCCTTCACTGCCAAACGCACCATCTTGAATCACGTAGTATTTTGGAATTGCCTTTGGTATACTTGCATCTAATGGATGAAAATCTCGTAAGTTTGGAAGTTCTAAAACATCACCACTCATAAGTTTTCTACCAATGGTGTCAATCATGTTGTTATAGTGGAACGTAATAAACAATGTGTCGTTTGCTAAAAACAACCCAAATTGTGTAAGATCAAAATCAATATCTTGCTGGTTGTACACGCCTCGCATTTGGTAAATGTCTTGGCTGTATGCTCTGTCACGGTTTTCTAGCAAAAACAGGTCTTCAATAAACAATGGATTTTCACTGCTGTAAGCAGGTTGTGTTGCATCTTGTGTTCCACTGTTTTCACTGCTTGAATCATCTCCGTGTGGAATTGGTCCAAGATATTTGTGAATATACATGTCAACACCGCCGACTTGATACATTTCGGCAATGGTTCTATCTAAAAATTTGTAATCGTTACGCCTTTGAGGGCTGTACAGTGACAAACGCGGCATCAGCTAATCCTTTAGCTGTATTTACCGCTTTGTCTACCTATGCATAAATGCTTTTGCGTACCTTGCGTACCAGTAGTACAAATCCAATGCCTGCGCATGCTGTTGCAAGCAAAAATGCAGGATGCGGAACGTTGTGAAAGAATCTAAATGCTACAAGTAGCACAAACTGAAACCAACACAGCATCATAACTGCGTCTAAGAATGCTTCTTTCATACACGCACCATCTTCAGTACCGTGTCTGGGCGACGCCGGTTCTGATACTCATATGCTTCCTGCTTGTCGACGGTGTTGAATACAACATTACCGTCCTTATCCACCAACCAAAAACGGATCATGCCGCCACCTCCAGGTCATCATACGCTTCAACAAACTCCTCTTCAGGAGCACTGTCATTGAGCTCCGCCAAGCGAGGCTCAATGTACTTCTCCATGCTGTAAGGAAGACGCAGTACAAAACAAACGTACCCTGCGTCATACTCGCCACGGAATTCGTCCAGCATGTACCGAATTGCGCTATCACGGTCACAACCGCAAATGTCACGCACACGGCGGATATTTGCACGGAACTCTATGATAGCCTCAGCATCACAGCGGCGTTCATGAGCTTCTTGCTCAATAGCAGCCTCGTCGAGACGGACCGCCTCTGCTTCAAGCTCCGCATAGCTCATAGCATCGAAGTCGTAAAAACGACCTTTAACGCCATAAGCATCCTTGTGACGATAATAAATGTAGTCACAAAGTTCTTCGCGAGTTGGGATAATTGCTTTAGTGTTTGACATAACGTTCTAGCTCCGTTTTGTTAACCTATACATATATAATAGCACAACTAGCCTACAGGTCAACCTTTTTTTGCATTTTGGCTAGAAAAATTTTAGGTTGACCTAAACTAAAAACTACATTACTATGTAAAAGTTGAATGACAGGAGTAGATACATGGCGGTAAAAAAGGCAACACGCAAACCCAAAGGCGCACAACTAGATCCTAGTTTTGAAGGCGCACTAGATATGAGCGGAGCAGAGTTCCATGCCTTCCGTAACATGGCCGTGCGTTATTATTATGAAACTTACAAGATTTCAGACTTGATTAAAGACTTATATCTTTGGATGAAAGACATTGGCTACAAAGCTGATCAAATCCGTGATATTAAAACTGTTGGGTCAGACGGATTAAGTTCTAGCATCATCTATGCTGTTTGTTTGCGTAAAGGTATGCCAGACTTACATCCCGAACACCCTGAATATTGGCAAAGCCTTGAAGGTACAGTAGGCGATATTCGCCCTGTTAGTGAAAGTCTTAAAGACAATATTGATTCTGTGTTGAGAAAAATTCGTCCAGCCAAAGAAGAAGAGGCAAAAGCAGAAGATAAAAAGCCCCAACGAAGTGTTCAAGACTATATGCGTGACAAGGCCGCAACCATTGGCGGGTATGTTGAACAAGTTATCGACGACTTTGTAGAGGGTGAATACAAAAACCCCGAAAAGTTTAGTGTAATGGAACAACTTCGTATCCATGAAGCACCTGCACAAGCTATTGATATCATTCGCAATCCATTGCAGTTTATGTTGGAAGAAATGCAGGAAGTACAAGAGGGCAAGTGTGATCAATTAAAAGAAGGGTATAGCCATCTTGGCAAAATCCAGGTGCGTAACTTTATCAAGTTCTTAGAGCAGAGTGTAGCAGACTGCGACAACTATATACAGCTGAAGAAAGCAACTCGCAAGCCGAGAGCAATCAAGAAGAAAACACCTGCACAGTTGGTTAAAACATTCAAGTTCTGCAAGGAATTTGCAGAACTTAACCTTAAAAGCGAGAGTCCAACTAAACTTGTGGATGCTAGCGAAGCATGGTTGTACAACACCAAGACTCGTAAACTGATTCATGTTGTAGCAGATGAATACTCTAAAGTGTTTACAGTTAAAGGAAGTAGTATTGTTGGCCTCGACACTGCTAAAACTGTTATGAAAACACTGCGTAAACCAGCAGAGCAAATAAAACTTATAACAGGTGTAGGCAAGCCTGCGGCTCGTAAGAACTTCAATGACATCAAGGCTATGGACATCAAATTTAACGGTCGTGGCAACGAACATATCATCATCTTAAAGGCACATTAAAATAAATACAAGAGCGGAAAGGACGCTCTTGTATGTCAGATCAAACAACACTAGAAGGTTTAAAAAACAACACCATTGACTATGTGCGCTATCAGTTAGGTGACGGTATCATTGATATTGAACTCGACCCTGAACATTATGAAGCTGCATATCAAAAAACGCTAGGCATTTATAGACAACGTGCTACAAATGCCTATGAAGAAAGCTATGCTTTTCTTGAATTGGTAGAAGACCAACACATCTATACATTACCACAAGAAATACAAAGTGTAAGGCAGATCTTCAGGCGTACCATTGGTAACATGCAAGGGCCATATAGCACAAGTTTTGATCCTTTTAGCAGTGCAACCCTTAATACATATCTTTTAAATTACAACTATGCTGGCGGTCTAGCATCATATGATTTTTATACACAATATGTTGAACTTGCTGCCAGGATGTTCGGTGGATTTGTAAACTATACGTTCAACCCTGCTACTAAACAACTTCAATTGATTCGCGATGTACGTGGAACTGGCGAAACAGTTCTGCTTTGGACCTACAATCTACGTCCTGAAATACACCTGCTCACTGATGTAAGCACTAGTCAGTGGTTCAAGGATTATATGGTTGGTGCCTGTAAAGTTATTATTGGTGAAGCTCGTGAAAAATTTGCAACTATTGCTGGACCTCAATCAGGAACGTCGCTTAACGGCGCGGCAATGAAGGCAGAAGGACAATCAATTATGGATGCAAAGATTGAAGACCTTAAAAACTTTGTAGATGGATCACAGCCACTTACTTGGGTAATTGGATAATGCGTTTCGAAGAGTTTGTAGTTGAAGCTGGTAAGGTTGATACAACCGGATACAAGTTGGTTAAAAAAACCAATGATGTAGAGCTTTGGATTAATCAAACAGATCCATCAGAAGCAATCGCTATTCTAGATGATGGCGCTTGGGACGGTTATGAAATGGATGACAACACATGGGAGTTTGAAAAACGTCGCGGTCGTTACGGTGTATTTTACTTAGACGATCTAAATCAATTGTTCGAGGACCAACTCGACGAACACAAGATGATCTGGAGCCGAAGTGGCAAACAAATCAAGTTAAAGTATCGTTGTGCTAGTGGCCCTAAAGCCGGACGCATTGTGCCAGATCCTAAGGTTTGTAGCACACCAAAAGATATTGAAAAAGCTGCTCGTATGAAACGCACTCGTGCAACTACAAAAGTACGTCAAGCTCGGAAAGCAAAGAAAACAAAACGTGTAAATCCTGCAAGTAAAATTCTTGCTCGTTTAAATGCCCTTACTAAAAAACAACAATCTTCTCCGAAGACCAAAATAGTACGCATGGTAAGCAAGAGCACAAAGAAACCAAGTAAACCAAAAAAGTTGACAAAATAGATTCTTAGCCTTATACTTTCTGTATGGCTGATATAATGATTGATATTGAAACTATAGGCACTGGCCCAAGTGCTTGTATCCTTACGATTGCAATGCAAACCTTTGATCCGTTTGCTGACGGCTGGTATGATAGACACTACTATGCTCGCATTGATCCTGACAGCCAGCCTGACCGCAATATTGAAGATGGTACACTACAATGGTGGGCAAACCAACCGCCTGAGGCAAGAGAAGAAGCCTTTGCCGAAGATGGTCGTATAAGCCTCAAGCAAGCACTTGAAGAAATGCATCCAATTATTTGGAACAGCGACTTTGTGTGGGCAAATGGCCCAACCTTTGATATGAACATCATTGAACATGCATACAAAAGCTACGACATGAGCCTGCCTTGGAAGTATTACAAGGTACGTGATGCAAGAACAGTTTACAGTTTATGGCCAGATTTGCCCAAACAACCTGTGAGCCATCACGCATTGGATGACTGTCAGCAACAGATACTGAAACTGCAAGCAACACTGAAACACCTAGGAGTGACGAAAATTAAATGAGCAAAATCAACTACAAGTATAACGAAGGCGAACTGATCAAAGAGTTCCAACAGTATGTAGATGCAACCTATGGCGAACACTACAGCCTAAACAAGTACCAAGCTACAGAGTTTATCATTGATGCAGGTCATGGAGATGGTTTTTGTATTGGTAATGTGATGAAGTATGCCCAACGCTACGGCAAGAAAGACGGATACAATCGCAAAGATTTAATGAAGGTTTTGCACTATGCATTGATTGAACTGTATGTTCATGATCTACACGAACGCTAATCTTCGCTGAGATCTCCCACCTTCCAAGGTAAGTCTAATCTTATAACCTCAACACTGCAATTTAGACAAACACTTTTTAAGTTTAACAAGTTGCTGTTAGATAGGTTACCGTCTAAGTGGTAGACAAGTATTTGTCCGCCACTTTTTGCTCTAAATCCGCAACGATCGCAAGTCATTTTTTTCTGGTAACCTGATAATGCCCATCTTGGTGTAGCAACTTTTTCATGTCGATTCTTTCGTATACAACTATCACATCTAGTGCGATAATGTACTACTTCTTCTTTGATGTAATTCACTGCGGCTAAATTGCGATTACAGGCTATACAAAGCGGTCTTTTCATACACTTACTTATACCTTTGCAAAGGGCAGTGTAACCGTAATTATTTCGGAGGATACGATAAATATTTGTAAGAATTTTTACAAAGGAAAAAATTATGGCACTAGTATCACCAGGCGTAGAAGTTACCGTAGTTGACGAGAGTAACTATCTACCAGCCGCAACAAATACAGTACCGTACATCTTGATTGCAACAGCAGAAAACAAGGTGAGCGGAAGTGGCACCGGCACTGCCGCTGGTACCACAGCAGCCAACGCAAATGACGTCTACCTTATTACAAGCCAGAGAGACTTGTCAGCAACGTTTGGTAATCCATTCTTCTATAGTACTTCAGCAGGTACACAGATCAATGGTTATGAACTCAATGAATACGGATTGTTAGCCGCCTATTCAGTTCTTGGAGTGAGCAACAGAGCTTATGTACAAAGAGCTAACATTGATCTTGCAGAACTTACTGCAAGTCTTACTCGTCCAACTGGTGCAGCAACTGATGGTGCATGGTGGATGGACACAGACGAAACAACATGGGGTGTGTTTGAGTGGAGCTCGTCAACCAATGTTTTCACCAACAAAGTCCCTACGGTAATTACTAGCACATCAGATCTTACAGGTGGTGTGCCTAAAGCAAGTATTGGAAGTATTGGCGATTATGCAGTTGTTGCAACAAATGTAAATAATCCTTTGTATTTTAAGAGCTCAGGGTTGACCACTACTGCAACTGCTGGAGATACTGAACAAGTAGCCGCAAACACTTGGGTACAAGCAGGAAGCGATAGTTGGAAACTTAGTTGGCCAACTGCTACTGGTACAGAAACTAACCCAACTATTACTATTGGTCACAGCATTTACCTGAACGACACACTTGTTACAGCAACTGGTACAACAGTTGCAAGCCTAGCAATTGATATTAACGATGCAGGAATTACAGGTGTATTTGGTAAGGCAGTAAGCGGTAAACTTTACATTTACATCAACGGAAATGCTACCAACGATGGGTCAACTAATGATGGTAACGGTATTGTTGATATTACTACTGGAACAGGTACAATTCTTACTGATGTAGGGATTACACCTCGCATTTATTATGCACCATTGGTACAGCAAAGCCCACACTACACTAACCCACAGTGGAGAACAACTGATAGCCAGCCACATCCAACTGGAAGTGTATGGGGTAAAACAACCAATGTAAACCTTGGTGCAAATCTTGTCGTTAAACAGTATGATTCGGCAACAGGTTTGTTTAACACTGTAACTGTTCCATCTTATGAAAATGATCAAAGCGCAAACAAGTTCCTTGATCCTTCAAATGGTGGTTCGGCAATTGCCGCAGAAAGCGTATATGCAAAGTATGACGTTACAGAGAATGAAACATTTACATACAAACTATTCGAAAGACTTGCAACTGGTGCAACTATTATTACTGGTGACGACACAAGTCCTACATTCACAAGTCTTGAAACATTTACCATCCGAGCAAGTGCCAAGAACAGTACATCACTAACAACTGCTGTTACTGCAACACTAGGTGGCACAACAGCCGCTGATTTTGCTGAAGCATTTACTGCGGCAAACGTTGCGAATACAACATGTGCCGTTACATCAAGTGGAGCTATTCAAATTTCACATACACAAGGTGGTGTGATTGTATTGGAAGACACAAGTGGTACTCCTGTTGCAGACGCAGGTATTAATACCACTGTAACTGGCGTTCGTAACGGATGGACAAATGGTGTTACTGATACTAATCAGTACGTTTTAAGTAACTGGATTGCTTTAGGCGGCACTGATAGCTACACAGCAAGCGGTACAGCACCAAGCACAGATCCAACAGAAGGAACATATTGGTATTACAGTGCAACTGACCAAGTTGACATCATGATTCAAAGTGGTGGAGCATGGGTAGGATACCAAACAGTAACCAACGATGTTCGCGGCTTTAATTTGAGCAACTGTTCTCCAAACGGACCTATTGTAAGTGCTACTGAACCAACAAAACAAAGTGATGAATCAGCACTGGTTTATGGTGATATTTGGATTGACACAAGTGATCTTGAAAATTATCCAATTATCAAACGTTGGCAAAGTGTAGAAGGCACTGATTCATGGGTAACATTGTCCAACTCAGATCAAACCACACAAGACGGTGTGTTATTTGCTGATGCTCGTTGGGCAGGCAACGGAACAACAGATCCAATTACTGATGATATTCCAACTATCAAGACTTTGTTGACTAGCAGTTATACTGATATTGATGCACCAGATGCTACATTATATCCAGAAGGTATTTTGTTGTTTAACCTACGTCGTAGTGGATTCAACGTAAAGAGTTTCCAAATAAACTACTTTAATGCAACTGATTTCCCAGATGATTCACTTCCAACGCAGAAAGATGCTTGGGTCACTGCTAGTGGCTTGAACAATGACGGAAGTCCAAATATGGGACGTAAAGCACAACGTGCATTGGTTGTTGCCGCAATGAAGAGTGCTATCGACGGAAGCCAAGAGCTACGTGAAGAGCAACGTGCATTTACTTTGATTTGTACTCCTGGATATCCAGAACTTATGGGTAATATGGTTTCGCTTAACAATGATAGAGACAATACTGCGTTTGTTATTGGTGATACACCAATGAGACTTGCAGATACTGGCACTGCTATTGTAAACTGGGCCACAAACGCTGATGGAGCTGCTTCTGACGGCGAAGAAGGACTTGTTACACATGATGCATATTGTGGTATTTTCTACCCAAGTGCGCAAACAACAGACCTAAGTGGAAGCACAGTGGTTGTACCTCCAAGTCACATGATGCTAAGAACTATTGTAAGAAGCGACGATGTGAGCTTCCCATGGTTAGCACCAGCTGGTGTACGCAGAGGTACGGTAGATAACGCAAGTCAGTTGGGTTATATTAATGCATCAACAGGTGAGTTTACGTCAACTGCAATTCGTCAAGGATTGAGAGACACACTCTACGAAAATGACATTAACCCAATTACCTTCTTCCCAGGAACAGGTATCCTAAACTATGGTAATAAGACAAGCACAAGCGTTGATAGCGCACTTGATCGAATCAACGTTGCTAGACTTATTGCATTCATTAGAGGACGTCTTGAAACAATTGGTAAGAACTTTGTGTTTGAACCTAACGACACAATAACTCGTAACGAAATCAAAGAGTCAATCGAAGGATTAATGAATGATTTGGTTGCCAAGCGTGGTATCTATGATTACCTTGTAGTGTGCGATGAAAGCAACAACACACCAGCTCGTATCGACAGAAACGAACTGTATGTAGACATTGCAATTGAACCAGTTAAGGCTGTAGAATTTATCTACATTCCAGTTCGTATCAAGAACACTGGCGAAATAGCCGCAGGAAACATTGCAGCTTCAGGCGCTGTGTAAAACACCAAGAGTGTTTAAAAATGGGGCTACGGCCCCATTTTTTTTTGGTTTGAGTTTTTGATAAATAACATTATAATAGGAGAACGAAATGGCCGTATCATCTTTAACAAAAATGACAGTACCACTGGCTAGTGATCAAAGCAATCCCACCCAAGGTCTGTTAATGCCAAAACTCAAGTTTCGCTTCCGCGTAACATTTGAAAATTTTGGTGTAAGTTCACCACGGACAGAACTTACAAAGCAAGTAATGGACTTCACACGTCCAACTGTACAATTTGGAGAAATTACTCTTCCAGTTTACAACAGCAGAATTTATCTAGCTGGACGTCATGAGTGGCAAGCAGTAACCTGCAATCTACGTGATGACGCTGGCGGAGAAGTAGCAAAACTAGTTGGCGAACAACTACAGAAGCAAGTTGATTTTGCAGAACAAGCAAGTGCTGCTAGTGGCATCGATTATAAGTTTATTACTCGTTGCGAAATACTAGATGGCGGAAATGGTGCAAGCGTACCAACAGTGCTCGAAACTTGGGAACTGTATGGTTGTTACTTGAGCCAGGTAGATTACGGTGGTGTTGATTACAACGATGACAACCCAGTCACTATTGCGTTAACACTACGTTATGACAACGCTCTACAAACACCAATTGGCACTGGAGTAGGTGCTACGGTTGGCAGAACAGTAGGTGACGTTGTAACAGGCTAATCATGTCATTTGGAGAGGACTTTTTAAAGGGGTTTCTTGGAGGCGATACCCTACGTGACTACACTCACGCAAGTAAAACGTTTAGATCGAACGGCTATGAACTTGCCCCTAGACAAAAGTTCCTCTTCCACACTTTCTTTAACATCAACTATCAAGAAATCCCTGGACTGGCGGAAGTGTTTGGTAATCGTGCAGATTCAAACATTATCAGCCTTACAGTAAAAAATGTACAACTCCCAAAGTATCGGTTCACTGTTGATACCTTAAATCAATACAATCGAAAAAGACTTGTACAATCAATGATAAACTACGAACCAGTACAACTTGCTTTCCATGACGATGCTGGGGATTATGTAAGAAATCTTTGGTACAACTACTACAGTTATTATTACAAAGACCCAAGTCAAAACTATTGGAATCCTGGTTCTACAAATGGAGTTATGGGAGATCGTGGCACAGGCAATCCAGATCGTTTTGCGTACAATGATCGCGACATCTATGCCCAGACACGTGAAGCAAATGATTGGGGTTATGTAGGCGAAGCGTACTCTGATAAAAGTCAAAATTTAGATCCTTTTACAAATGGCAAACCTGCATTCTTTAGAGATATTACAGTTTTTGGATTCAACCAACAACGTTTTGCTGCTTATGTTCTAATAAATCCTTTGATCACCAATTTTGAACATGATACATACGATTATGCTGAGGGTGATGGCATTATGCAAAATACCATGACCATTGGTTATGAAACTGTAAAGTATTATGAAGGCAGTGTTCCGCCACTTGATGGACCAAGTGGTAGCAGTAAAGGAGTTCCAGGCTTTGGTGATGGAGCACATTATGATCGTAGAAAGAGTGATCTATATCGACCAGGAAGTGTAGCAACAATTTTAGGACAAGGTGGATTGATAGATGTTATTGGCGGAATATACAAAGATTTAAATGCAGGAACTGTAGGCGGACTTATTGGTGCAGTACAAAAGGCTGGAACTGCATACGAAACCTTTAAGGGCGGAAAACTCAAATCAGTCGCAAAAGAAGAAGGCAAGCAAATAGTTACAGATGTTCTATTAGGTCAAATTACCAAAGTTGGGCAAAGTGTAGTAAATACTCCTACAAGTACAGTCACTGACTTTTTGAAGAGTCCATCTGCTGGTGCTAATTCTTCAGTTGTAGGCGGTGTAGGTACAGGAATTGCGGCCATTCCTGAAGGCAGTACAGTGTCAACACCTAAGGCAGCAACAGATTTGCCTGTGGCCACAAGCACTGCAAATACACAAACGCAAACCGCTGTTCCAATTTATAATAATGGACAACAACCTTATCCTCTAAGCCAAGAAGAATCAGCTCCAGTGGTAGCAGGAAGTACCAATACCAATCAGCCATTGATTACTCCAAGTGGACAGCAAGTTAGTCCTGATACTAATGCAAAACCAAACAGTGACAATGGAATAACAACACCATATGTTTACCCAAAAATCACAGCAGTGCCAGATACAGGACAATAAAATATGCCTAGTGTAAATTACCCAAATCCTAAAGTTGATCCCACCGCAAGAGCATTTGAAGATTTTTACAATCTCCAGAGTCGTCCTCCTGCTGATGCAAATACCTATGATGTGATATTCAGCTATTTCAACAAAGCGTTTTCAAATGAAGCAATAGCAAGAAACTTTACATATACAATGTTTCAAATTGCTGCAAACAGTAACACCACGGTAGAAGGTCTATTTGAAGAAATCAAAGGACAGGATACTATTAGTGTAACCAAATTGTTCAGTTATTATCTAAACAATATAAGAAGTAATAGTACATTGATTGGTGTAAACACAACGATAACACCAAATATCAATGCAGCCAGAAATGTAGTAGAATGAAAAAGTTTGCCAACGGATTGTACACAATAATGAATCCACAGAAATATGTGGGAACCGGCAGTCCAAGATATCGCAGTGGTTGGGAACACGCTTTTATGAGATTCTGCGACATGAATGAACACATTGTAAAGTGGGCTAGTGAAAGTGTACGCATACCGTACTACAATCCCATCAAAGGACAACGCACAACCTATGTGCCTGACTTTCTAATACAGTATCGCAACAGAAACAATCGTGTTGTAACAGAACTTATAGAAATCAAGCCCAAAGGTCAAAGCATTGCAGAAAGCAAGCAGAACAACGCACAACGTGCGGTAGTAGCAGTGAACCATGCAAAGTGGGAAGCAGCTCAGGCTTGGTGCAAGCAACAGGGCATAGCGTTTAGGGTCATCACAGAAGACGACATATTTAGACAAGGCGGAAGTAAACGCCGTCGTTAATTCCTACGCTTTCTTCCCAGTGCCTTATCGTCCAAAGGTTCAGAACTTGCAGTAGGAGCCGCTTTTATATCACTACGCTGTTTTGTAATATCCACATCAGGCTTGGTATCTACCTTTGTTACTTCTGTATCGTCATCGGGCACAGTACCACCATTAAGTCCAATCTTGAACACAAAGTTACCCTTGCTACCTGTGCTGTAGAATGTTTTGTCTGCACTCAGTTGCACACTGGTAATTGCTTTGCTAGGATATATGGTGTCAAAAGGATTAAGTTTTATTTCGCCATTGGCACTAGATCCTGTGGTGTTAAGTTGTATGAACGCACCCCAGTTGAGTATCTCAGCGGCTGCTTCACTGAAGTCTGTGTTTTCATTCACATACTTTGCAACCATGTTTGCAATAACTGCACGAATATGGAAGAATGGTATAACCACACTTGGATCACGAGCCTTTCTGCCACGATACATGTCTTCGAGTTTGTCACTGAGTCTACCGTTGCCTAACACTTCTTCTCCAGGAGGGACATTCTTAATAGCAAGGATTTGCTCTTTCTCTTCTGGAGTAATGATACCTGCAATAACACCCATGTTTAGTGGTCCTGGTGTACTACCTTCAGTGACTGTTTCAATTACACTTACTGTTTCTTTGTGACGCTCTAGTACCTGCTTGCCCTCTGGACTCTTTTGCATTTCTACAATCTTGTCCTTTAGGTTTTTCGCACTGGCCTTGGCACCACCTTCTGCTTTACTGCTAACACCCATGGTTTGGCCGGCACTGTTAATCAGTACGCTGTCAGTGAGTCCACCTGTTTTTGTAGCACCATAACTGATAGTGCAACTTGAGAATCCGCCTTCACTTAAAAACTCTGATTCTGCTTTACGAGCATCTGCTTCGTTGCCTAACTTTTTACCCATGACCAACGCCATTGGCTGAAGCAGTTCACAAAAGTAGTTGGTGAATGCTGTGTAAATCATATCACCTTGTGGAATACTCATTGGAAAATCTTCCGCCATAAAGATTGCTACTGCACGAGCCTCATCACTATCCTCACCAAACTTGGCAACAATTTGTTGTGCCACTTCTTCTGGACGCAGATCATCTAACTTGGTTAACACATCAGTTGGCTTGTACCCTGCGGCTTCTTTTTGAGCCACAGCAGTTTGTAATCTGTAGCCACCTGGCAAACCTACGTTTGGAAAACTGTTTTGTACTTTGATTGGACTGATCTTCTGCATGTATCTGCCCATGTACACATCCTTGTTCTCAGCATCAACAAAGTGTGCAAGACCAAATGCCCGGCTTTGTGCGGTGCTAGTATTCATCCATTCAATGTCTGTAGGCTGTATGCCTATCCTACTGGATAACAGCTCAACAGCAGATAACATTTCGTCAGTGTCTTTGTATTCTCCACCGCCATCGGGATAAAAGTCAACACTCTGGAAAAACAGTTCTTCTCCTGCTGGATTTTTAAAACTGGTTCCGGGTTGTCTGTTTGCTAGGCCTACACTTTCTTGTAGTTGTTCGAGGGTGTCTAAGATAAGTCTCATATTATTACCGTTTGTTGCGTATATTTAGTTAAATATCAGTATGACAAAGAAACTTGAAGAACTGTTTGATCTACCGCAACAGGAAGAAACAGAAGAACCAAAACAAGAAGTCAGCACTGCTGACGACATTCCTGAGTACACCAATGCACTCAGTGAACTGGACAAAATCAATGCCGCACTGCCACAAGTACGTGGCTTAGAAAGCAGTGACCGTGAAATGGATGAGCTTGCTGAAAAAGCAACCAAAACATTCGACGATCTTATGGATCTTGGCATGAATGTGGACAGCAGATGGGCCAGTGAAATATTCAACACAGCCAGTAGCATGCTTGGACATGCTATCACAGCAAAGAATGCCAAAGTAAACAAGAAACTCAAAATGATTGACCTGCAACTCAAGAAACTGCGCATGGATCAAATGAACAAAGATCCTGATGCTGATGCGGAGACTGGAACGGGTATGGTGCTGGACAGAAACGAACTACTCAAGCGTTTGTTAGACAAAGATGCTAAATAGCATATAGGGGAAAACAATGAAGAATTTTGCACAATATTTGGTGGAAACCAAACAAACCTTTGATTATCGTATTAAAATTGCAGGTGACGTCACCGCAGAACAGATGAATCAATTGGAAAAAAGTATGGCTCAATTTGATGTAATCAAGATGAGCGAGAAGAAGTCAACTCCAGTTATGAAAACACTGCCTGACTTTCCGGCGTTTGAAAACGAGCGCCTAACACACATGGACGTTTCGTTTAACTATCCAGCAACAGAGATCGGCATGCGTCAAATTTGCGAGTTGCTGGGCATGGATCCAAACCGCATGCTCATGCAACCACGTGAGTATGCTGAGAAGTTGGATCAAGAACGCAAGGGTTACGAAGATCAACCTGAAAGCGTACTTGCTGACACTGATTATCCAGAACCAAACGCAGAGCAAAAAGAATTAAGCGATGATTACAGTGCTGCACCAGACGAGCATCGTATTGTTGTACAAAACGAATACAAGAGTGATTTTACTATTGCAGGTGGCAAAACCCCGGCCGCTAAAACCACAAGTGATTTTCCAATGAATAATGAAAGTCCAATGAGCAAGCAAAATGAAATCCCTGAAGTAAAGAGTTTCGCGAGATAAAGGAAGGAAAATGAATATCTACAGCATCTTAGAAAGCCTAGACAATCTAGAAGAAAAGTGGAAAGGCGACGCAGACATAAAAGCAACAGGTGAATACGCAGACAAGACTGTTGCAGAACTACGCAAAATGTACAATGCTCTTAAAAAGAGTGGCCCACACGAAGCAGGCAGTGAACCCAACACCAAGATGAAGCAGATTGCTTTTGCTATTCGTGCAAAGACAGGCTTTGGTAAAGTGACCGAAGCAGTTGCTCCAGAAGTTGAAAAGTTTATGGATGCTGTTGTTGCGGCAGGCGACGAAGGTTATGAAATGCTAGCCGATGCACAAATTGGTCAATATGGCGACGCTGTTCGCAAATTTGTTGAGAATATGTATGCTAACGCTTCGCAAGAGATTGGTGGACACCCAGACGATGATCAAGAACTAATCCTTGACAAAATGATGGATTACATCCGCGCTGACTTCCCTGCAAAAAAAGCCACAAGCGAAGCAATGGAAGATGATTACGATGGTGCTAGCGTAGAAGATATTGCTAGTGCAATCACACAGCGTATGATGAGAGCCAAGAACTTTGGTGCATTGGTGCGTGAAGTAGATATACTAGATTTAAACGACGCTATAGAAAGCGTTGCCGAGTTCCACGAGGGTGGAGATCTTGGTACCAGCGACGTGAGCAACATGGTTCGCGACGTGCTCAAACAACTGGGAAAACAAGACATGAAATTAGAAGACGTAGAAGTCAAAGAAGCTGTAAGTTTAGATCAAGCTCGTGAATACTTTTTTGACAAACATGACTTTGCTGATGAAAATATTCAAGGCGAATATAACAAAATGGCAAGCAAAATGTCACCAAAGGATGCTATGGCACTTAAAAAAGAACTTGAGGAATTTTATCCTGAAGCTCTCGAAGAACAAGATGTTGAAGAAGCTACACCAGCATCGCAACAAGCAGCCATGGATAAAGCATTTAAAAACATGGATCAAAATATAGATCGTATGAAGAACAATCCATGGAGAGGCAATCAAAAGGTAATTGGTATTGGTCCAGATCAAGCAAAAGACGGAATGGGTAAAATTGGATCACTTGATAGTAGTCCACGTGGCGGAAGCAATGTATATCAAATGAAAAATCGCAGTGATTATGATGCTGTTAAAGACATTGAAACTTCTGTTGCAGATCTCAAATTTGACACTGATATCGACGAAGCACAAGTAGAAGAAGGCAACGACTTTACTAAAGCAAGATTAGACGCTATCAAAGCAGGTAAGGATTCGTTTGAAGTAGACGGTAAGACTTACAAAGTTACTGGTGATACCAGCGACGAAAAAGCAATGAGCGAAGACTACAACAAAGACGAGTATGATGAAGAAGGCGAAATGGCTGACAATCAACTCGACGTAGTGCATGATGCCGCACAAGAACTACAAGACATCATTGATAGCGATGACAATCTTCCAGAATGGGTACAGAGCAAGATTACCAAAGCAATGGACTATCTTGACACAGCTCGTGACTACATGAAGAGTGTGGAAGACGATGAAGAAGTTGATGCTGATGATGTTGAACCACCAGTTGAAGAAACTACAACAGCCGGTGCAGTTGCTACAAGTGCAGGCGGCGAAGGCATTTACAAAAATGCAAGTGTGTACGAAGGATACAAGAGCCGTGTTGACAACATGATCACTGAAGGTATGAGTGTAAACATCAGTGCAAGCGATGAAGGCGAACCAAGCGTTAACGTAAATGCTAGCGGTGAAGACGCAATGGCACTAGCACAACTGCTACAACTTGCCGCGGTACCACCAAAGCCAATGACAAAGAAAGTTTGCAAGCACTGCGGTGACGAGCAAGGCAAGCCGGAGCACATGGATTGTCCATATGATTGCATGGATCCAATGGGAGAAAACTTTATGGAAGTTGCTTGTGAAGCAGACGAAGCAAACAGTGCAGACAACGGTGTAACCTATGACATGCACTATTTGATCAACAGCATCTCAGGTGGACTAAACGGTCCTAAGCGTCAGATCAATCCAAACAATCCAGGCGACAACCCAATGGCAATGACAGGCATTGGCAAAGACACACTTAACATGAGCCAGCAAGTAAGCGAAGGCGAAGACGTTAAAAGTCATTTAGAAACACTATACAAGGAGTTTAAGAGCAAATGAGTCTAAAGAAGTATATCACAGAAAGCCAAAGACGCAGTGAGTTTGCTGTAACAGGCGACATTTTTACCGCGGTGGTTAATGAAGAACTAGCAGTGGAAATGCCTGTGATGTATCACAACCACGAGTTGGTTATTCTTGAAGCAGATGAATTTGCCCTCAACGTTATGGAACACTGCGGTTGCCAATATATTGACGATGACGATTCACTCAATGAAAATCCAGGTGTTGCAGGAGGTCTTGCGGCTTTGGGTAGTGAAGTAATGGCAGCAACAAGATTGAAAAAGATATGGGACGTTGTTGCAGCTAAGTTTGGTAAAGCTCAAGCAGATGATGTTATTGATAAACTTAAAAAGGATGGTGCAAAAACACCTAAAAAATCTGGAAAGGGCGACCTTGCTACCGGTGCAGGTGCTGGTGCAGTGGCTGGTTCTGCAGCAAGCAGTAGTGCAGGATCTTCTGGCCCAGGCCCAAGCGCCGAAGTTGGAGATTTTGTTGCTAGCATAGATTCACTTATGGCCAGCAAAGGATTCAATGAAGATCATATCGATTGGGATAAAGCCAAAAAGGATGCTGATGACCGTAACATTTTTGCCAAGCCAGGTCCTATATCTGGTTACAACAGTAAAGTTATGGGACCAATTACCAAAGGTTTAACTTCACTAGCAACTTCTATTGGAAAGGCAGTTCATCCAAATGATAAAACTGTTGACCAGGATTTAGCAAAACAACAAGGTAAATTCTTAGATAAACTAGAAAAACAAATTAACAATGAAGCTACACCAGCATCGCAACAGGCAGCCATGGATGCACTACTAAAAAAGATGGACAAAAACATTGCATCAGGATCAGGAAACTATAGTAATATTACCAAACAAGGGAATATCACTGACATTGAGCAGATGACTACGGTTGGAAACTGGAATGATCCCGAAGTTCAAAGCACAATCTCTGATCTTGGAGCAGATATGGCAGATATGAAGGCTAAGCAGAACGCTATAGCAGCCAAAAGAATTGGCGAAGCAGAGTACCAAGGACGTGAAGTTAAACTTGGCAAGCCAATGAGTGGTGATGTTAAGAAATACAAAGTTTATGTGCGGGATCCTAAAACAGGAAACGTAAAGAAAGTAAACTTTGGTGATCCAAACATGCAGATACGCAGAGACAATCCAGAAGCTCGTAAGAACTTCCGTGCTCGTCATAACTGTGCAGACAAAAAGGATCGCACAAAAGCAGGTTACTGGAGTTGCAGAATGTGGAGCAAAAAACCAGTAAGCAAAATATTAAAAGGAAAATAATCAATGGCAGTAACAGTATATTCGGGTGCTATTGCTAACACTGTGTGGACAACAGATAAAGCTAGAATCTCCACAGGCACAAACAGTGTTACAGCCCAAGTTAGACTAGCCGCAAAGCCGACCAGCAATGCAAGTGTGTTTCTATACAATGACGGCAATGTTGCTAATAGTGTTCCAATGCTTGTACCAGCAAACAACACTCAGGACATTTGGGTAGGAGTTGGTAATCAACTCACAATCGTTGGCGGTAACGGAACCGCA